GTGACCACCGCCTGGAGACCCGAGGCGCACGATCGAAGCTCAAGGCGCGCAAGGAGCCGTACTGGCGCCAGATCGTCCCCGGCACATTCCTCGGCTACTACAAAGGGCTGCGCGGCGCTGCATGGATCGTGCGGCAGCGTGATGGCGACGGATATCGGCACCAGCGTGTCGGGATTCCGGATGATCACGCCGACGCCGATGGCCAAGTCGTGCTCAGCTATGCCCAGGCGACGAAGGCCGCGACGTCGAACCGACTGAAGGAACGCAATCACGCTCCTCGGCACTACGGCGATGGGCTGACGCTTAATTCCATCATGCAGACCTACGTCGACGAGCACTTGGCCGGCAAGGGATCGCAGGAGATCACGCGCCAGCAATGGGCTCGGCATATCAAGGACGGCATCGGCGCGAAGCTCGTCACCGCGCTGGACTCGGACGCTCTCAGGAAATGGCATCGGGGCATGATCGCGAAGGCGCCGACCGTGCGCGGGAAGGCGCAGCCGTTCGATGCGACTGATCCAGACCAGGTACGCGCACGCAAGGCAACGGCCAATCGCGTCCTGTCCATGGTTAAGGCCGCACTCAATCGAGCCTGGAAGGACGATCTACTGCCTTCCGACCTGCCAACCTACTGGATGAAGGTCGACCCGTTCGCGCTCGGCGAAGAGCCGGAGCCGCGCATGCTTGAGCAGGATGAGATCACGCGCCTGCTGAACGCTGCGCCGGCGGACCTTCGCACGCTTCTGCAGGGCGCACTCATGACGGGTGCCCGCCGCGGCGAACTGTTGGACCTCCGCTGCCGCGCGTTCGATCCGGACACGCGCACGTTGCGCATCTATCAGGGCAAGACAGGAAAGACGCTGACGCAGCCGCTTACGCCAGAGGGCGCCGCCTTGTTCGATACGCTCACCGCTGGGCGCGAGCCCGCAGACCATATGTTCAAACGCGCGGACGGGCGCGCCTGGAGCAAGGACGATGTGACTAAGCCAATGGCCGCTGCGGTCGAAGTCGCGAAGCTCGATGACGTGAGCTTCAAGACTACGCGAGCGACATACGGAAAGCTTTTGCTGATCGCTACGCGCGACCTGGAGTTGGTCGCCAAAGCATTGGGACACAGCGACAGCCGCATTACGCGCAAGCACTACGCGCGCTACCTACCTAACGAGGTAGCAGCCGGCGTGGCGAAGCTCCCCGCGCTGGGCATCGCACGCGATTCCAAGGTATCAAGACTCCGGCGAAAGGCCGGCTAAGCGGTCGGCGGGCGCGTTGCGAGCGCGCCCAACCGACCTTCCACAACCGTTCTGAACAGGAGAACGACCATGGCACGCAAGAGTGTAACGCCGGCAGAAGTGTTGGCCCTTTTCATGGAACTGGATAGCCCTCAGCGAACTGAGCTCGCTGAGTGGATCCGGCTGTCTCAGCGAACCGATCTGTGGCTGGAAGGGGCGTCCGTTCGGCGGCACACCGACGAGGAGATCGGCCGCATGTTCGGCACCAGGAAGCTTCCCCCGCCTTGGGCAAAGTCATGGCCCGCTGCGATCCCGGCCTGATTAGAGCATCGGACTTTTAATCCGCTGCTTTTCCGAACACGGGGATTTTCAATCCCCTGCTCATGCCGAGTCCTCTCCTGGGACTCGGCCAACCTCCATGCATGGCCGCGAGGCCGGCGGATTTTGAGTCCGCCGACGCCCGGGAGAGGACTCGAACATGGGGCGGAGACTGAGGGATTCGAACCCTCCGCCCCTGTCGTTGGACTCGTTGACTGTTAATCAGGGGGTCGTTCGACCTATTCCCACCGTGTCCCCGGATGACGGACAACGTCGTACAAGCTCGCAACGAGTGGACGACTGGGAATGCTGGCTGGTTCAGTGGCGTACCACGGGCTTGAAGTTGCAGCTTTTATGTGTCAGCGTTTCCACCATGGGCCAATCCAACGGCTCTCTTTCGATAGCTAGTAGCGACGCGCGAGGCGGATTGGCCTAGAGCCAGGCAGGTGCTGGAAACACCTGTGCAGCGGGTAGCGCAACCTACAGTGAAACCTCTCGGCCCGACCCAAGAATCGGCCGCAGCATCGGTGGATCCCCCCGGTGTGGAGAACGGAAGCGGCACGCAGCCCCGTCCCCAAGCTGCGATGACCCGCTGTCCCGGCTATTGATTGCAATCCCCAACACTTAAGTCTGCCGGCACAGCGATTCCTGCAACCTCGCCTGAGGAGTCGCTTCGTGAAGAAAACCACCGTATCAACGGTCAACCCGCTCACCCATCAAGTACCCGAAGCGTGCCAGCGCATCGGTGTCAGCCGGACCATCCTGTACGCGCTCATCAAGGAGGGGGAGATCAACCCGATCAAAATCGGGAAGCGCACCCTCATCCCCGACTCTGAGCTCATCAGGCTCGTTGACCGTATGCAGCGTGGCGAAAAGGTCCGCCTGAGGGCCGAAGCATGAAGCGCCGCCCTCTACCGGAGCGTTTGGCAGTGACCGACGCGCTTCGCGATGAAGCCCAAGCGCGAATGATGGCGCAGACACCGCTCGGTCGTGCGCAACTCGAAGAATCACGCAACTACCTGCAACAGGTCCGCGACATCGAAGCCGCAAACGTCAAAACAATCGACGAGGCGCTGGCCATCCTGCGGGGCGTGTTGGGGGGCTGCCACTGATGGCCCGGCCCCAGAAGCGACAACGCCACCGGGTGCGAGCCGGCGGCGTTGGTAAGGCGCAGTCCCGGGCGGGACAGGTCGATCATACGCTGCGAACGCTGCTGATCAACTACCTGAGCCTGCCGACCGGTCACACCGTGATCATCAACGGCCTCGCCTACATGTCGGACGAAGCGGCGATGTACTCCCGCGCGATCGTAGAGCGCGAATCCCAGTTGCCGCCTGGCGCGCTGGAGGCAGCGCTGAACAGCCTCCTGCCGGAGGTGCGCGCGTGACTCCAGCCGATCTAGACGCGGCGCGCTCGTTCCTCACGGTCTTGGATGAGTCGACCGATGCCTTTTGCTTTCGCGCCATCTGGCCGGCACGCGATGGCACTCCGGCGAAGAACTTCACCGGAACCTTCGACCAGGTGTCGCGCCACCTCGTGCAGTACAACGCCAAGGGGTACGGCATCTACGTCGTTGTCAACGAAGGCGGGCATGACGGGGACAGCATCAGGCGCGTGCGCTCTGTTTATGCCGACAACGACATTGCTGGGCTTCCGCTGCAGGTGGCGTTTGACTGCGGACTGGAACCACACGTCGCGGTCGAGACCAGCCCCGGGAAATGGCACACCTATTGGCTCGTCGACGATCTTCCGCTCGACAAATTCTCTGCAGTACAGAGCGCGATCGCAGCGAAGCTGGGAACCGACACCAACGTTAGTGATCTGCCGCGCGTCATGCGCCTGCCGGGCTTCGACCACACGAAGGGCGAGCGCCACCGGGTGCGTATCGTGCACGAGTCTGGTGCACTGCCATACACCGCCGAGAAGATCCTGGCTGCATTCCCACCCGCGGCCATGCCTGCGTCCCAAGCGGCGCCTGCCTCGTCTGCAGCGGCCATCGCCGTTGATCCCGGGACGATCGCAGAGCTGCGAGCGGCGCTTGCCTCCATGCGTGCTGATGACCGCAAGCGCTGGATCGCGATGGGCTGTGCGCTGCGCGAGCTCGGCGACGTCGGTCGCGCCTTGTGGGTCGAATGGTCGCAGACCTCGGCCGAATGGCAGCCGTCGGACGCTATGACGTGGGACACACTCAAGCATGATCGCACCGGCTACCGTGCTGTGTTCGCGGCAGCGCAGGAAGGCGGATGGGTGAACCCGCTCAGCAACGCTGCCACGCTGCCTGTTGCGCGAAAACCCTCAGCCCAGGCGCCCGCCATCGCCAGCGCCGCAGACCTGCTCACGCGAGAGTTCGCGCCTGTCCAGTGGGGTGTGCATGGCATTCTCCCCGAGGGCGTCAGCATCCTTTCCGGCGACCCGAAAATTGGCAAGAGCTGGCTCTTGTATCAGGCAACGATCGCTGTCGCTGCCGGGCGCCCGCTGTGGCCGGGGCGCGGGCCTGAGCAACAGGGCGACGCTCTCATGCTCGCGCTCGAGGACAACGACCGCCGGCTACAGCGGCGCCTCAACAAGCTGCTGCCGCGATTCGTGCGGATTAGCGCCCGCGGTTTCGACCATGCCGACGTGACACGCCTCCACTACGCCACCGAGTGGCCCCGGGCCGAAGACGGCATTGCGCACCTCACCAAGTGGCTGCGCGACCATCCGGATTGCCGCCTGGTCGTCGTGGACACCGTCAGCGCGTTCCGCCAGAAGGACGTCTCGAAGCAGAAGAGCGCATATGCCGCTGACTACGAAGTAGGCGAAATGTTCAAGCCCCTCGCGCGCGAGTTCAGTTGCGCCATCGTCCTGGTAATGCACAACCGCAAGCAGAGCAGCAACGACGCGCTGCAGATGGTGTCAGGCACGCAGGGCATGACCGGCGGCGTCGACAACGTTCTTGTGATGCGTCGTGAGCGTGGGCAGCTGGACGCGGGCCTGTACGTGGACGGGCGCGACATCGAAGAGCCCCAGGAAATCGCCCTGCGCTTCGACGACGGCTTCTGGTCTAGCGATGGTCGCACTGTTTCAGACGCTCAGATGAGCAAGGAACGGCAGGCGGTTCTCGATGCCCTCCACAAGCTCGGCGGGAAGGCCAAGATCCGCGAAATCGCCGATTTGTTACCGCAGGGATACGGGGCGGTGCGCAAGCTGGTAACAACCATGGTGCGCTCCGGCCAGCTGAAAAACGAAGGCGGAACCTACTCCCCCCTCACTGCTGGTAACAGTGGTAACGAAGTAACAGCGGAGGCGGCGTAACAGGATGGGTAGTCAGCCTGTTACCGCTGTTACGCGCGTGGGAAGAGCGGCGGGGCTGGAGCTCTGCTCAGCCGTGTGGCGCCCACCCTAAAAAAGCCTGCCCAGCACAGTCGCCACCGGCACACGGTAGCGAATACCGAGCAATAGCAAGGCCCGCACCATGTTTTCCGGACTTTCTCCGAAGAATCAGCCCATTTCGGGCCCAAAACCATGAGGCAAATCCCCATGACCAATCCTTCTCCCGAAGCCCTCCAGGTTGAGATCGACGCCCTGCGCACGCAGAACGCTGAACTCCTGGCCGAGGCGAAGGCCGCCAAGCGCCAGCTGCGCGATCAGGCCGAGCAGGTTCAGGCACTCACCACAGAGCGCGACCAAGCCCTCACCCAGGTGCGCGAGCTCGCCGTCGGCCAGCCGGTGCGGCAGATGCTGGAACGCATCAGCGTGGCCCCAGACGTCCTCCAGGTCATGCTCGACAAGCACGGCTACCAGTTCGCGCACGAGGACGGCCGCATCGTTGTCCGCGACAAGGACGGGGGCATACCGAAGATCTGGGAGCGCGGCAGCGGTGGCAAGGGCGAGCCTCGCGAGGTGGTGTTCACCGAGGCGGATCTGACGACCATGCTGTGTGAGGCCTGGGCCGAACCGAGCAATCGCAGCCCCACCGCGAATGAGTTCGGCCACCTCATCAAGGCGCCGAACTCCTTGGCGACGGGAGGCGGCGCCGGTTTCCCGTGGCGCAGCGGCAGTTCGTCACGCCCGCGTCAGAATCCGCCGGCGGCACCGGCGCCGAGCGGCCTTGGGCTTCGCTGATGGGTGCAGGGGGCGGAGCTATCTCCGCCCCTGTCCCTTAGGAGGGGACCGGCTTCTTAACCGTTGTCGTCGCGCTCAAGCAACTTTTCGAGGATCGCGCGGTAGATCTCGTCGCTGCGGTCCTGGATGAATTGCAGGTCGACCTTCAGATTGATGGACGGGTTTGCCAGCACACCGGCAGCCAGCTGCGCGGCAATAAGTTCGGCCTTTTCGCGAATCATCTCACCACTCCCCGCCGCCATCATGACGGCGCCAATCGAAAGCTACACCCGCGCCTCGGGCTGCGCACGAGATTGCGGCGCGCGGGACCGCGCCATACTCTCCGCCTCAAGGGAATGGGGAAATGCCATGGGATTTCGTTTTCAACGGCGCATCAATCTGGGTGGCGGTTGGGGGCTAAACACGAGTGGGTCGGGCGCATCGCTGAGCGCGCGTGGCAAGCACGGCTCGATTGGAACCAAGGGCTTCAGCTTGCGCAGCGGCATCCCCGGCCTGAGCTACCGCCAGGGCTGGGGTAAGAACTCAGGCGCGATCGTTGCAATCGTCGCCCTCGCCTTCATGGCCGTCGCCATCGTGGTACAGGTGTTGCTCGTCGTCCTGCCCCTGCTGTGGCAGTGCGTACTCTGGCTGGCGCTCACGACCTACGACCTCTGCGTGTATGGCGTCCGGAAGGTGCGGGGCTTACCAACATGAAAAAGGCGGCCCCCGAAGGGGCCGCGAAGTATCACAGCCAGTCCCCCCAGATCTTTAGTCCCGCCGCGATCACGTCGAGGGCCGATTTCACCAAGGGCAACCAGCGTTGCAAGTGCTTCCTAAGGTCCTTCATTTACATCTCCAGGCCCGAGGGCCGAATACCGGCTTCCTGCCGGCACCCGCAGGATATGTCGAGTTGTCGCACGAGGTGGGATTTGATATTTGCACCCTGGGTCATGCCTCCACGCCCCTCCGGGGCTGGGTAGGCTCACGTTTCCAACCACCGCAAGGAAGGCAAGAATGAGTAAGAGCGCAGAAGAACAGGCGACCGAGATCCTGGTCGCGGTGCTGTCGACCGAGAAGGGCCTGCAGTACATCGGTGAGAGTGGTCCTGAAAACCTGGGCGTGGGCCTATCGACTGTGTGGACTAAGGTCTACGAGACAATCCTCGATCGACGTATCCACCCCAAGCGGTCTTGACTCCCCGCTCAGAGCTGTAATCCTGAGCACAAGTAGAGCATCGCCTGGTGGGTGGTGCCCTACTCCGCCAACGCCCTGGTGGGGCATCGCAACCGGCTGGTGGCCGCAAGCGAACGTGAATCCATCCGTTCTCTTTCGGAGTCCCACCCATGGCTGTCACCCAGATCGCGGACGTCGTCGTCCCCGCCGAATTCACCTCGTACGTCGTGCAGAACACGATGGAACGAACCGCCCTCTTCCAGTCCGGTGTCGCCGTTCGCAACGGCGAGATCGAGGCCCAGCTATCCGCCGGCGCAGACATGTTCACCGTTCCGCACTGGAACGACCTGGGCAACGAAGAGGCAAACATCGTCAACGACAACCCCGCTGACGAGTCCACGCCCTACAAGATCAACGCCGGCAAGCAGATCGTCCGCAAGAGCTTCCTGCACAACAGCTGGTCGGCGATGAACCTCGCCAGCGAGCTGTCGGGCGACAACGCCCTGCCTCGAATCCAGGAGCGCGTGACCGCCTACTGGGATCGCCAGATGCAGCGCCGTCTCGTGGCGAGCCTCAACGGCATCCTGGCGGACAACATCGCCAACGACGGCGGCGACATGGTGCGCAGCATCGCGGCCGCCACGGTCGGCGCCATCACCGCGAACACGCGCTTCAACGCCACGGGCGTGATCGAGGCAGCCGGCACTCTCGGCGATGCGATGCGCGATCTGGTCGCGATCGCGATGCACAGCGACACGTACGAGCACGCGCTCAAGAACGACCTGATCGAGACGGTTCAGCAGTCGGACGGCGGTTTCATCCAGACGTTCCGCGGCCTGGCCGTCATCGTCGACGACGGCATGCCGTTCACGCCGGCTGCCGGGCCCGACGCCGCGGACGCTGCCGCCGTGTACACCACGGTCCTGTTCGGCCGCGGCGCCGTCGGCTACGGCGTCACGGCTCCGCGCGTCGCCAAGGGCACGCAGATCGAGGACAAGCCGAGCGCCGGCAACGGCGGTGGTCAGCAGATCCTCCACAGCCGCGTGAACCTCGCCATCCACCCGGCAGGCTTCCGCTGGCTCGAGGGCTCGGTGGCGCTGGAGAGTCCGTCTATCGCCGAACTCGCTCTCGCGACCAACTGGACGCGCGAGTTCGAGCGTAAGGCGATCCCGCTGGCGTTCCTGCGCCACAACTGAGCCATGGGGTGGAGCGTGCGAGGACCTTTACCTTGACATGGTAGGGGTCACTCACGGCTCGCACGCTTCACCCCAACTTCCCATGGCTGACACCTTCGCCCTCGATATCGCAGCGTTCGCCCGAAAGGCAAAGGCCGCTCAGGATCACGTCGTTCGCAAGATCGCGACGGACCTTCTCACCCGCATCGTCCTGCGCACGCCGGTCGGCAATCCGTCGCTGTGGAAGGGCAAGCCTCCGGCCGGGTACGTCGGCGGCCGTGCTCGCGCGAACTGGAACGTAAGTCTGGGGCGGCCAGATCACATGGTCACCGCGATCACCGACAAGAACGGCCAGACCACGATTTATCGCGCGATGGCGCCGCTGGCGGCGTGGAAGGCTGACGACGCGATCTACATCACCAACAGCCTGCCCTACATCCGCACCCTCGAGTATGAGGGGCACTCCAAACAAGCACCGGCAGGCATGGTGCGAATCTCCGTGGCGGAGTTTCAGACCTTCGTCGACGACGCAGTCCGATCGATCCCGAAGTGAGGACGACACTGATGAACGAAAAGCTTCGAACCATCCGCCTGTACGGCACCTTGGGCGCCAAGTTCGGGCGCGAATATCGCTTGGCTGTCGGAAGCGTTGCTGAAGCCGTGCACGCACTCAGCACGCAACTCCCCGGGTTCAAGCGGTTCCTGATGGAATCGAAAGATCGAGGGATGGCGTTCGCGGTTTTCCACGGCCGCCAGAACCTTCGGGAAGATCAGCTGCTCGACCCTCCTGGCAACGATGCGATCCGCATCGCTCCGGTTCTCGCCGGCGCCAAGCGCGGAGGCGTGTTCCAGGTGATCCTCGGCGCGGCGCTCATCATTGCGGCTGGCTTCTTCACCGGCGGTGCTGGCTGGTCCCTCGCC